AAAACAAAAACTATTTCATTGATGATTTAACAAATTATGCAGAAGATAAAGATGGTTCTGTATATGAGAAAGTTTGCGATAATGTAGAACTAATTAAAGATAACTACAATATTATGCAATTATCCTCACCACAAATCTCTATCCAAACCAAAACGCAAATTGATAACATCATAGAAGAGTTTACTCCAGAATTTAATCAAATGGAGTTTAAGAAAATGTCTATTCAAGATGGTTTTGGCATGGTAGATTTTTCATCTTTGTTTTCAGTAATGAAGAAGTTTGTGTATAACAAATGACAAACTTACTAATTGGATTATTCTATCTGCTTGTCGCCCAAGTTATTACTTGGTATGGAACAAATGGTCAATTCCTTTGGGATTGGTTTAGAAATCATACGCTTTTAGCATCCATACTTTTTGGAACAACAAGTTGTTATTTCTTTATTTTAGCAACAAAATATTGCTGCTTGTATTTCAACAATGATGTATGGCCTGTAAGAATTCTTTCGTTTTGTGTTGGTATTGTTAGTTTTGCTATTTTAAGTTCAATTATCACTAATGAACATCTAACACCAAAAACTATTGTGTGTTTACTGTTATCTTTTGTGATTATGCTAATACAAATTCTGTGGAAGTAGACTATTTACATTTATGAAATACAACTCATTACTTGAAAACTGGAATAAGTTTCTTAATGAACAAGAAGCAGTTGATCTATCTGCAATAACAGATCCTGCTAAAATGACACAACAAAGCGTAGATGCTGTTAAAGCGGTACAAAAAGCACAAGATAAAGATATATCACCACAAGAAAAAAGAGAAAACAGCATTAGAAAAGCCGTAACTAGTGGTCTTACTGCTGTTTATGCCAGTATGCAAACCGCCGAAAAAGAAGCCGATGTTACCAAAGATGATATCAAAAAAAGATTAATTGATGCTATTCAACAACTTGAAGAATCCAAAAAGAAAAAAGCAGGAGATAGATGCACAAGAATAGCCAAACGTAAATATAAAGTTTGGCCTTCTGCTTATGCTTCTGGTGCTGTTGTAAAATGTCGTCAAGGAAAGATTTGGAAAGGCATTAGTGAAAACGCAACAGATGAAGATATTGATTTAGAATTATTGCTTGAAGAAGTTGAAGTTATTGATGAAGAGTGGTCCGAGAAATACAAACGCTCTATTGATTGCAAAAACCCAAAAGGTTTTTCTCAAAAAGCACATTGTCAAGGAAGAAAGAAAAACGAACAATTAGAACTTGATGATGAAGAAAATGACGAAATATTAGATGAAGCCAAAAAGAAAAGACCATATAAACCAAACTTCTCCAAAGAAAAGAAACAAGGTCTTCATGGTTGGTTTGCCAGAAACAAAGGCAAAGGTTGGATAAATTGTAGAACTGGTGGACCTTGTGGTAGAAGCAGCGCCGATAAAAAAGGTGGTAAGTATCCTGCTTGCAGACCTACAAAAGCACAATGTAAATCTGCTGGTAAAGGCCCATTAAGAAAAAAGAAATCATCTAAACCTATTTCATGGGTTAAGAAAAAGAAAAAGGACTAATTAAAACATGAGCAAATATTCATCTTTTAAGGAACAACAAATACTAGTTGAAAACTTTAGAAACTTCCTTGAGGAAGAGCAAACTGAATACGACGATGCTGTTCTTGAAGATGGAACTCTTGTTTGTCCTGCATGTTTAGAAGAACTTCTTGAAAGCCAAAGAACAATTCTTCAAGAAGCAAAATATCAAGGACGTACCGTAACTCTTAATAAGCCAATGAAAGGTGATGTTAAGAAGTTTAAGGTTTACGTAAAAGATCCAAAAACTGGCAATGTTAAGAAAGTCAACTTTGGCGATCCTAATATGAGAATTAAAAAATCAAATCCAGCAAGACGTAAGTCATTTAGAGCAAGACACAAATGTGACCAAAAGAAAGATAAGACTTCTGCCGGTTATTGGGCGTGTCGCTCTTGGTGATGCCTAATCAGCATATCTCCAAGCCAATCCTTTACATCTTTTAATTCGTCCTGCTAAAACATCACCAATACTGCAAGGACTACAATTCATATCTTTTGCAGCGTCAATAAGTTTGTAATATGTTTTTATAATATTGCCATCTTTATCAATTGATTGTATTGTTCTTCCATGTGCATTATATTTTGGGTTAGAAAGTATTTGTTTAGTTTCTATACTTTCATAATATTCTTTATAGCACCATCCAAACCCATAAATATAACCAAAGTTGTTTGCAGATTTACATAATGCTATAATGTTGGTGCGATTATAATTATTTCTCAACAATTCTTTACCAGAACTCCACTCCTTTATAAAATTGCCAGTAGCAATATCAAACTGAATAATAGGTTTAGCATTTTTCATATGACTATTTTTTATTTTTTCTTTATGTTCTTTTGATTTAGGTTCTGTTGCATTTAGAAACTCAACGTTTCCCCCATCAACCATATTGTATCCATTTGGACATTTGGAGTTATATTCATTTATTAGATGATATTCTTTTTGATTTGCTTCTTCTAAACTAATTGCTGTATCCAATAATTCAATATTAAAATTTTCAATTCCATGTAATCTCATGGCAGAGTGTATTACAAGTTTAGAACCTTTATTTGCTTTGCTTTTATGCCCTATCCATCTTTTGTTTATTGATGTTTTTGTTTGACCGATATAAATTTTATTATTGATTTTGTTTTTGATGATATATAGTTTGTACATTTTTTGCTCCATATAATAAATAGTGTGGTCTTGTAAAAAATGGTATTGTAAAAAATGGTTGTGTGGAAATAAAAACTATTCATTGTGTTTGACTTCTAAAATCTAACAAGATATACTGATATTGAAACGAGGGTGTAATGTCTGTCGAAAAGGATAGTTTTGCTTTCTTTGGCAAAGCGTTCCAAGAAAATCTGTGTCAACTTATCCTGCTTGATCGTCCATTTGCCGATCAAATTAAAGAAGTTCTAACAATTGAATTTCTTGAACTTAAATATCTTCAAGTATTTGTACAAAAGATTTTTGAGTATAAAGATAAATATAAGGTTCATCCAACGTATGATATTATGACTACGTTGCTTAGAACAGGTCTTGAGGACCAGAACGAAACTATCCAAAAGCAAGTCCGTGACTATTTTGCACGTATTGCAGATAGAGAACCAGAAGGTGCTCAATTTATTAAAGAGACTTCAATCGACTTTTGTAAAAAGCAAAAGTTGAAAGAAGCAATGTTGAAGTCTGTTAAACTTCTCCAAACTGCATCTTTTGATGAAATCTCTAAGACAATCAACGATGCTCTAAAACTTGGTTCTTCCAATGATTTTGGGTACGATTATCTTGGAGATTTTGAGAAGCGTTTCCAGATTAAATCTCGTAATCCTGTGACTATGGGTTGGGAAGAGATTGATAGTATTTGCAAAGGTGGATTAGGTTCTGGAGAACTTGGTGTTGTTATTGCTCCAACAGGTGCAGGTAAGTCAATGGTTCTTGTCCATCTTGGAACAGAGGCATTGAAACTTGGTAAATGTGTTATTCATTATACGTTGGAGTTGGCAGACTCTGTTGTTGCTTCACGTTACGATAGTTGTTTAACTGGTATTGAAATTCGTGATCTTTATTCTTTCAAGGAACAAATTTTCGAGTCAGTACAAAATCTTACTGGCAAACTAATCGTAAAAGAATATCCAACGAAATCTGCATCTACCAATACTCTAAAAATGCATCTTGAAAAACTAAAGATGCGCGGTATTACACCAGATATGATTATTGTAGATTATGGTGATCTATTAAAGCCAATTTCTAATCAACGCGAGAAGAGACAAGAGTTGGAAACTATTTATGAAGAACTGCGAGGAATTGCACAAGAAAACAATTGCCCTGTTTGGACTGCTTCACAAACTAATCGTTCTGGTCTAAATGCAGAAGTTATTACAATGGAATCAATTAGCGAAGCATTTAACAAGTGTTTCGTAGCGGATTTTATTTGCTCTGTTTCCAGAACCATTGAAGATAAAGCATCTAATGGTGGTAGAATTTTCGTAGCAAAGAATCGTAATGGACCCGATGGTTTGGTGTTTCCAATCTTCATGGATACATCAAATGTTAAGATTAAAGTTTTACAATCTAACGGAGAGAGTGCATCTGATCTGATTGTAAAATCATCAAAAGAGCAAGAAGATAATCTAAAAAAGAAATATTCTAAGTTTAAGAAAAGAACAAAAACGGAGGCTTTACCAGATGTATAGTAAACAAGAAGTTACACAAAAAAGTATAGAATACTTTAATGGTGATGAATTAGCAGCAAACGTATTTACTACCAAATACGCACTCAAAAACAAACAAGGGACATACGAGGAAGCAACACCAGACGATATGCACAAACGTTTGGCTAAAGAGTTTGCTCGTATTGAAGAAAAGTTTG